GTTCCCGGAGGTACAACTGTACAAATGGACTCTAATTCAGTTTGCCAATCCTGTCCCTCTACTACATGATGAACTCTAGTAACTATAAAAGCAATATCTCTATCCGTAGTATAACTTGGAGGAACTGTATTGCTGTTTATATGATGTCCTATTCTCCATCCTCCTACTCCGTCCATTTTGACATTCATTTTCATGAGCCATAAATATTGATTATTATTTACTAAAGAAGATGTTGGTCTTCCTTTGTTTATATTAAATAATAAAGTTCTAGCTGCATCACAAGTCTCATTACTATATTTTGTTCTAGGCATTAATTTATTATAGTATTCATCTAAAAGTCTAGTAGCTAGCTCTTCTAAATCATTGATAGATAATCCGTCATTGGTATCGCTTCTAATAGCATTTGTTACTCTAGAATTATTAAATATGTTTTTAACTAAAGATGCATGCAAATCAGTAGAAGGTAATTCGGCAGTAATGCTAAGTTCTCTAGTAGATCCATCACCATTCAAAGTATTGAATTTCCATATATCTAATCCGGTATCTACGAAAGTGGTAGGTACTATTTTCAAAATTTTGTGTTTAGTTAAATCATCTTTGTCATTAGTCCCGTCGTCTACTATCAAACCTAGTTGAACAAAACCACCTGTACAGTTGCTAATCGTAGTAAATATGTTTTTAAAAAACTCTGTTACTCTTAAATATTCTTCTAATATAAAAGTATCTTTTGAATTTACTCCAGCTCTAGGTTTCTCAACAGTATGCATTGTTGAATTTATAGCTTCCCATATTATATTTCTATGTATTAATATCTTTCTAAAATCTATATAATCTCCATAATGAGATTTTATTCCATCTAAAGCTATTCCTTTTTCGTAATTCTTTCCTGTAACTTTAATTTCTTTATCTCTGTAATCTCCTGCTCCATTACCTAATATAAGAATTTTTCTAGGATCGCAGGATCTAACCACTATGGAGTTACATAATGATACGGTAGAGCATCTTGGTTTTTCTGCGAATCCTACATAAACATCTCTAATTCCTGAATCTGAATCTGTATATTTAGCATATAAAGGATAGAGACAAAACTCATTTATTAATCTGTCTACTACATATTGTAAAGTAAAAAACTCATCTGTAGTTGTCTGTGCGGTAGGTATTTGATCTGGGTCTGCACTTAAAGCCGTACCTTCTACGGGTTGATAAACAATTATATCACTCTTTGTTAGTTGCCCTCTAAAATTCAAATATTGTATGCCATTGCTAACTTTACCTTCATAACTTTTTTTTCTTTCGTAAGGAACTATGGTTCCATCAGGTATATCATCTGTTAAGGTGGCTCCTGATTTCTGAGCATCATATAACATCAATTCATAATATCCGTTAACTTGGGATTCTACAACTTTACTATCAAAAGTTTTATTATGTTTATAATAAAGTTTAGCATTATCCCATATTCCACTAAATCCAATATCAACGGAAGAAAAAACTTCTCCCGGTCCTATAGCCTCAAAAGATAACTGGTAATAATTTTCATTTGTAGTTTGCCAGGTTCCGTAAGCTATATAACATCCTGAAACTGTATAGGAAGGGCATCCGTCAAAAGGAGCGGCATAAGCCATTGTTATAGATAATTGATTTTTAGGGTCGTTAATACAAAAAACTTCAGAGTATCTTATAAAGTCAGACAGAGTATAAACTTCAATAGTTCCCCTTATTCTCATAGAAAGATTTACTAAGGACGCATCGTGTCCTATTCTTTCTATTTCGGCTCGTAATAAATTGGGTCTAGGTTTAAGGGATCTAGGGCTATAAGTTTGCGTAAAAGTGTCTTCTCTTGTAGATACAGTTATTCCTTGTTTTTTTATAGTACAATATGCTGTATTTCTTGTTTTTGGTTTGTAATAATTCTCTGTATTACCTTTTGAGTAAAGGTTAAGTCTGCTACCAAGAACATTTTTTACAGAATCCGGTATTTTTCTTCTAAAAGGGGGTGCCATTTATTGATTCATTTTTTAATTGTTCTAATTCTAAATCATCTAAAGGATATGGAATTCTTAATCTTATCCCAATAGGAGGTACAATAGACCCTTTTCCTATGTCATTTTCATTAGCTAGTATCCACCAATATCTAGGATCTCCGTAGTAATCGTTGGCTAATAAATCAAGTCTATCTCCTGCTTTAGCATATATAAAAAAATCACTAGTCTTGAAGGGTATCTTGTAGTAATATGTAGTGCTATACCTTCTAACACCTGATTCTTCTTTAATTACAGTGGTTATGTTTTCGTATCTATTCATTATCCAAAAAAGTTTGATGCCACTTGAGGTTTTCTTTTACCTATATATCCAATTTCCATAGAAACATTTGTAATCATAGGTAACTCTTTATCTTCGTCCCATACTATTTGTGAATTATCCCAATCAAAAGTTAATCCTTTTATGTAACCCATTTCTTCTGTATATAGTTTACCTATACTAAACTTAACATAAGAACCAACAAACGGTCCGTTATATACAGGAAGTGCAAGTTTAGATAATTCATTAAGTTTAGCAGTGACAGAGTCTATACTTATTCCGGATGTGATATTGGGGTATGTAATGTTAGCTACTCTTGTAGATAATGTAGATGTTTTAGAGGCATCATTTAAGTTTATCGATACGTCTCTTGTAGCGTACTCAGTACCCGAAGCTCTTTGTATTGAGCCGCCAATACTAACTCCCTGCTCTCCTCTAATATTAGTTAAATTACTTGTCGGTGGATCTGTTAAAATTCTAGATTTCTCAAAAGCATCTCTAGTTCTATTATTAGATTTTAGAGATAGCCTAAAGTCTAAAGGGTCTTCTGTCATATTATATAGAGGGTTTACCTCACTCTCTACTGCGACCGTAAAAGACAAAGATATAGTTCTACTAAAACTTTTATATAATATTTTTGCATCTGCTCGTCCTATATCCAACCTTTCATCCCATTCAGGGCTAGATGAATCAGATATAGTATTTATGTATGCCATTAATAGTATTTCGTTGCCATTTTTAACGGATCCAGCAGATATTCGCTGAAATTTAAAAGTAAATGGTTTTTTTCTATCTCTTAGAGATAGACTGCCTCCTGCTGAAGAATTTATTGTTGATTTTGCATCTACTGGAAATACCATGGGTGTGATTTATTTTATGGTGTACCTTTAACTCTAATATAACTCGCTGTTTGTTTTCTTCCCTCATCATTAAAAAAGGCTAAAGCCGGCTGATTTAATCTTTTTATCATTTCCTGCATTAATTTCGTTTGTTCTTGAGCCTCTTTTATTAGGGCGTCATCCGTTTTTTCTTTTTCCTTAAGAGTACTTTGCACTAAAGCAGTCGAGGCTACGCTTTTGCTTACTTTATTAATCATTACGGATTCTCTAGCTATATTTGATGTCATTCCGTAATTAGGAGAAATAGTTGACAAACTATTTGTAGGTGATTTAAAAGTAGTAGGAGTCATATCAACCATAGAGGTCTCTACAGGAGTTCCAGTTGCTTTTGGCTTATTATTGGCAACAATTGATCCAGCAGTGTTCAAACCCATACCCGCGTAAATACCATAACCTCCTGTAAAAGAAGATGATTTATTTTTATCAAAATGAGAATCTACTATAGAGGTTGAAGCAGTATTTCCAAAGTACGCTCCTAAAAGCCCTCCTACTACAGATCCTACTCCGGGTAATAGCATGGTGCCAATAGCGGCTCCAAATGCAGCTCCTCCCAAACTGCCCAAAGCTCCTGAAATGGAGCCCGCGGCAGCCTGCGCAGTAGATTGTCCCGATTCTTTTCTATTCATATAATCTAATCCTGCAAAAATAGCTGACGTAAACCCCCCTGTTTTTATTACGCTCTTTATTAGATTTCCCGCTTTAAAGTTCTTTAAATTATTTTCAAAACTTTTAAATAATCCCGGTTTAATTGTAGGAGTTGATGGCAATCTGTTTGCTTTAAATCTTCTATCCGGTAAACCTTTTTTGGTTAATCGTCCTTTTTTATTTTTACTAGTTCCTGTATCTATCCCATCTGTTAAATTATCAAGTAAATTACCTCCACTATTTTGATTACTGCCTCCGAGAGATACAACATACATAGGATTTGTCTTTGTGCCTAATGTTCCTGTTAATGTATCATAACCTTCCCTTGCTTTACCTATAACACCTCCTATTTGTTTTCCAACAGGTCCTTTTATCATTTCTAATACTTTAGCTCCCATAACGGTTGCCATGAGAGCGCCTCCTCCCATTTGATACATATCAGGGGTTTTTATTCCTCCACCCCCTATTGCAGCATCAGAATTAGCTCCAGTAATACCGCCTAAGTATTTTTTTACTAACTCTCCGAATTTATGTATGGCACTTGCTAATAAATCAACTACAGGTACTACGGCTTCTAAAACAGGGGCTAAAGCGTACCTAAATGATACTGATAGTTGTTCTATGGATGTATTATATCTTTCAGCAGCTTGTACTTTATTTAATTCTGTTCTGTAAAGTTCATCATTTGTTCCTGCTATTTTTTTCAAATAGTCATCATGTCTCATGGCTAATTCTAAATCCTCAGAATTACTCAGTTTTATTTTTTCTCGAAGATATAAACTTCTTTCTAGTTCTGATACCTCTAATCCTAAAAGATTTGCAGATAATTGTCTTTGTGCAAAATCCTGTTTTTGAAATCCTTCATACCCTCCCGGAATGGCATTCATCATTTCTGTCATAGCTCCGGCAACATCATCCTGTAAAAGCAATTCTCTAGCTTTTCCAATATCAACATGCGTACCTAATGCTACAGATGCTTCAACTTCTGCTGTAATGCTTTGCTCAAATGACAATAGATGCTGTGTCATTTTAGATGCCTTCTGAAAATTTAATCCTAAGTTTTTTACTTGTATATTAGTTTCGATTAAATTTCTATGAGCAGATTTAGAATCTGTCTTAATCTTAGAAAAATATTTTGATGCAAATTCAGCATTTTGAGCTATATCATCTACTATGGATTGGGGAGAAAATCCTCTTTTATCTGCAAGTTCTAGTGATGCAGTCATGACATTATTCGCCTCAGTATCACCCGCCCCTTTCATTCTTAAATTCTCATAAAATGCACCGGCAGATTCTACAGACAATCCTATATTTTTTGCATTGTCAGCTATGGCAGATAATGCTTTATCATTTGTTCTTAATAAAATGCCAGAATCTCCTAGAATGCCTTTTTGAGCATCCATAACATCTCTTAAGCTAGCATGTAAATTTTCAAATTGAGTTTGAGCATTCATAGCATTTTTAAACATCTCATAGGATTGTCTATTTGATGTTCCTAATTCTGCTGCTATTTCCTTTATTTGAGTATTTACTTTTTGAGCTGCATTAAAAATTGTTTTACCTAAAAGTATCCCTATGGTTGTTAATCCTGCTACTATAACGGTGAAAGGTGATACGCTGTACATTGCTTTTAGTGACGCCCACATACCTTTAAATGCGCTACCAGATGCCGCATATTTTTTATCAAATGCTTCGTACCCTTCTCGTAAAGTTTCTAAAGCACTTTTTCTAGCTTTTAATATAGCGTCGTTAAATCCTGGAATCCATCCTGCAAAAGCATCTGTCTTAGCGTATAAAAAAGTTAATTCTTGTTCTCCTTCTTTAAATATTGTCTTTAATCTTTTTCTAAAGGGGTCTGCTTCTCTTTCGGCTTTTAACTTTGCTTTATCTTCTTTAGCTTTTTTTTCTTCTTCTTTCCTCTTTTTTTCTTCTGCTTTTGCTATATTTTCTAGTGAATTAGGGTCTTCTTTATCTTTTCTCTTTTGAGCTCTTTCTGCTGCGTCGGCTTCTTTTTTCTTTTTAGCTATACTTTCGGGTGAATTAGGATCTGCTATTCTCTTTTTTTCCTTTTCTGCTTCTTTATCTTTTTTTCTTTTTTCTGCTGCTGCTTTTTTTCTTCTAGCTTCTTGCATTTTAGCTAGGTTTTCATTACTTTCTCTACTTTTTCTTAATTCTTCGGCTAATTTATCCATATCACCTGTTCCGCCCCCTGTACTAGAAAGACCTCCTAACTCGTCTTTTAATAACTTCATAACAGATGGGTCTATTCCAAATAAAACCATATTTAAAGCAGGAGATGCAGAATAATAGTCTAAAGCTTTTTTCATTGCTTCATAAACTGTATTTCCTATCTTATCTATTGCCGAATCACTAAATTCAGATGGCGCGCTTATCGGAGAATTTGAAAATTGACTAAAAGCTCTAGCAGTTCCATTAAATACCGCTTGCTCAATTATTTTAAGCATTTCATCCGATACTTCTCCTGGTGATTGTGACCCTCCTCCGTATTCAACTTTAGGCTTAACCTCTTCAATAGGTGATTGTGACCCTCCTCCGTATTCAACTTTAGGCTTAACCTCTTCAATAGGTGATTGTGACCCTCCTCCGGATTCATCTTTAGGCTGTACATTTTCAAGATTTGTCGTTTCGAAAGCAGACGTATCTCTAGGTTTAAATTTTGCTTCTCTATTTTTAAGAAATCTAGCTTTCATCTCTTCCCCAATAGAATCTATTTCAGGTCTATCTCCAAATCCTCTTGTTTGTTTAATTTGCTGATATAACTCTTTTCCTGAAGTTATATTTTTTTTCTTATTACCTGAAGCTGCATATTTTATTATATCCGGGGCTAATACTCCAAAAGTATCTTCTATTTTTTTCTTGATTTCTCGCTCATTATCGGATTGCTCTCCAGAATCTATTTTTGGTTCTTGTGCTTTTATAAAAGAAATAGATGCCTTAACGGCATCTGATAATTCACTTTCTTGTATATTAGGAAGTTTTCCTCTTAGAGCAGCCTCATAAGCTTTTTGTTTATCTATTTTTTGTTGTGCTTCTAAGTTTTGCTTGCTAAAGGAAAATCCTTTTGATTTCTCGTTAGCTAGAATATTACCTGATTTTCCTACGTCAGTTTTTAATTTATTAATTTGTGAAGACAGACTACCTGCGTCTTTAGGGTTTCCTAGAGTACTTTGTATTCCTTGTAGATAATATTGTGGCTCTGCAAATTGAATACCTTGGTCTTTTAAAATAGGTTGTTCATGTAATAAATAAGCATTTGTGTTTGCTCTATGTACTAAATAATTAGAATTAGTGAATACAGTTTGTATAAATTCTATCAAGGAAGGTATAGCACCTGTTATTTCTTGTATTATTTGACCTCTTTTTTCCTCTTCCTTCTTAGTAGTAAGTTTATTTGCGTCTTCAATTTTTTGTATAACACTATCTATAGTTTCTATAGCTGAATCTATACTAGATAGAGCAATATCTTTTTTCCTATCCTCTTCATTTATCAATATCTTTAATCCTCTAAGATATTTATCTACGCTTTTTCTAGTTTGCGGGATTGCATTTACTTGTTTTAACTGATTTTCATAATTAGTTTCTGTTTTCTCTGTTAATTCTCTTAGTTCTTTGTGGCCATCTTCTAAGTTTTTTTTCAATTTTCCTAAATCACCTTTAGTTGATCCTAATAAATTTTTTAAATGACCTAAATTAGCTTTATTCATTTTATATATTTTAGATATTTATTTTTATTTTAATTTTCTAAAATGTCTGTTATTAGAATCAGAATCATGTTTTAGAGATTGCAGACGTTGTAATCTTTGAGCTCTTAGATTTTTTAATTTCTCATCTTCCTTTGCAGCATTATACATTCTACCCACCATTTTTAATTGTGTAGGGATGGCTAATAATGAAAAAAGGGAGGAGAGAATCCCCTCCCTAACTTCTTTCATTCTATCTTCTTGATTTTTTGGATGCTTTTTTATTTGCTTCATTTCTCTCTTCATAAGCTTCTAATAATCTATTGTAAAAGAATTTTCTAATAAATATAGGCATGTCCATCAAATCATTATATGTAAATCCTTTTCCATAATGAATTAGTTGAAAAACTTCTTCATATATGTACTGTCTATCTCTCGAGGTCAGGCCAAAAAAATCTTTCATCGAAAACCACTGGAGTGCGAAATGGCTCCCCGGTGTACCGGTCTATCACTTCTACGTTAAAATCTACATCCGGTTGGATTTTACTTAAGAAAGATCTGATAGCTCTACTGTCTGCTGCTAGTAAATCTGTGTCAATGTAGTTTCTAATGTACACTAAGTCAACATTATTATCAAGAGCTACAATCATGTGCTTTAATCTCAATGTTAATAAGCCCGGATCTTTTCCTACTTTTTCGTAAGATTTAACGATAGCATCAATTTCCTTATCTTCTTTTCCTGTTAATAACTTAACATGGACTTCTTTTTTAGATTTAGGTAAAGTTAACTTAAATAAATTGCTATTCTTAGTTACTAATACGGATTCGTCAATCGGTTTAGGTTTTAATTCACTTAAATTGATTGTTGTGTCTTGTGTATTGCCTGACGGCGTGGTAACTTGGATTACGTACTCGTCCCCATAAGCTGCAATCCTAGATGCAATCATAATGGCATTCTTGTCTCCGACTAATAAATCATCCCAATCAATCTCTGATACAAGCAAGTTGCGGAACATTCTTTCAATAGCCGTTCCTTGCATGATATAATTTTGGTTGGTTAGAATATCCTCGTCTTTAGCTGTCATGTATCTTAACTCTACTTGACCCGAGGATAGAGGGTTTTCTTTAGGGTAAAAAAGACCTCTAGATGGTAAATCTACTAATAATGTAGTCTGATTTAGTCCTTGAGGGACAGTTGGAATAACCGGAATAGGAATTTCCATACCGTCTTCACTAGGACTTTGATTAAATGTAACTTCTCTGTCTGGTTTCATAATATTTATGTTTGTTTAATTTTATGCTAATCCTTGTCCTCTTAATGACGCAGGTATTATACTTTCGGGTTTTATTTTATTAAAAATAGAATCTCCGTTATATGGAAGAACCTTTCGTTCGTTAGCGTCTTTTATTAACGCATAATCATACATAATTGTTATAGAGCAAGTAGATAAAGAATCGTCAGATAAATCTAAATCTCCCCACTTTACCGCAGAAACATACGCACCATGTATTTCCCATCTTTCGGACTGTATATTTGTTCTAGGCATTAATGTTTCTAACACTAATGTTTTCTTGTATGTTTCTAATGCGTATTCTCTGCCTCCTATATAGTTTGAGTGCGTATTTAGTATCCACTCGTATATTAAAACAGAAGAATCGTTACTCACTTCCTCTGAGCTAGATAAAGGGTCTACAAAAGGATTATTAGCTGCTCTAGGAGAAAATCTATGTGCTGCCACAGGGTCATATAGTACTATCTCTATAGGATCCCATGTCATCTTACCTTTAAAGTTTGTCTTTGTGTTAATGTACTGTAATTCTATATTATCGTAGGTAAATCCAGGCTTAGTGGCTGATTTTACTAAATAACTAGGTATATATATTCCTTGTACGTCTAAGTAGAGGACAAATCTATTTTTTAATTTAGGTTCAAAGTAGGCAAAAGGTCTGTATTGAGTATATTCAGAAGCACCCGTAGTATCTATAGCTACTGATCTGTCTATTTTTTTCTGTCTAAATATGGGCGTAGATTTAGCCATTTCTTTTTATAATAAATATACTAAAAACTTAAAATTAATACAAAACAAGGAAAACTAGTTCCTTCCGCCACCACCTCCACCACCGCCAATCAAATTACCTAGTGCACTTATCGCACCTCCTGCAAGTGCTTGAGCGGCACCTTTTCCAATATTTATAGCTGCATCTCCTAATTGCTTTCCGAAATTAGCGCCTCCGCCATCTAATCCAGGTCCTTCAACATCAGGAAGTTTTACTTTACTACCTCTAACCATGGCATAATCATATACTATTGTTCCTTCCATCAATACTAAATCATCACTAGACATGTCAAATTCTCCCCATTTAATAGAATCAAAAAATGCTCCTACTAATACGAAAGAATCCATGACATCTCCATGAGGTGATAATGATCTTAAATATAATGTTCTTTTATATTCATGTATAAAACCATCTTCTCCCGGAGTTAAAAGATTAAAAGATGTTCCCGTTGTGCCGGAATTGTGATGATAGTTATTAATGTAATCATGTAACATTTTGGCACCATTATCTTCAATTGGATCATAAAAACGTATTGTTATGGGCTGCCATCTTGATTTTCCTTTAACGTGAAATTCTGTATTTATGTAATCTACTGTGATATGATTATTCTCTAAAGTAGGTCTTTCTGCTGATTTTATGGCATACGTAGGAAAAAAAGGACCAAAAGGATCTGCCTGCATATATAACTCAAAGCGCATTTGCTGCTTTGGATTAAAATACTTAAAAGGTTTGTGTGTAAATGCCATGTGTATTTTATAAGCACAGAGGTGCATTTATGCACCTCTGTGGTTTATTAATAATTACCCTGCGTTAGGTCTTGTTACAGGTACCGATGCGTCTACGTCACGAACCAGCACATTTGCATTCTGTACAGCTGGCATGGTTGCGTAATCATAAGTTATAGTTAAATCCAACATGTTTAAATCATCCGAAGATAAATCCATGTTGCCCCACTTAGCATCTGCAATAAAAGCTCCGTATAATAGGAACTGATCTACAGCATCTCCATGAGGACTAACCGCTTCAAATCTTAATGTTCTCTTATATTCCCAGATATATCCATCTTCTCCCGGGGTTACTAATCCTGTGCCAGGTTGGAGTAATCCGGAGTTATGGTGAAGTTTACTAATCCAGTCGTGCAGAAGTCTAGCACCGTTTACTTCAATTGGGTCATATAATGTTACAGAGATATCTTGCCACCTAGATTTACCTTTAACCTTAAATTCTGTATTGATATAATCTACAGTTACTGGATTTTGATCTAGCGAGGGTCTATCCGCTGTTTTAACCATATAAGTAGGGATGTCCATTCCTCTATCATTGATATAGAGGACGTATCTCATCTGCTGCTTAGGGTTAAAATATTTAAATGGGGAGTTTATAAATGCCATTTTAGTCTATTTTTTTTGTTTATTCTGTATCACCAGGGAAAGAAGCTCCTGTAGGTAACACAAAGAAATCTAAGATTATGAATTCCGCGGTTCTAGTAGGTTTTAAATAAATAGCACCTCTTAACTCATTTCTGTCAAGAACATCGGGAGTATTATTGGATTCATCCATAATTACTCTAAAATCATATAAACCTTGATTTCTTCTAACGCTTTCCAAGTAAGGTTCAACAATACTTAAGAATCTAAGTCTTGTTTCTTTTGTATTTTGTTCGAATACTAGATACCTAGAAGATGATGCAATGAATTTTTTAGCAGTGATTAATAGCCTTCTTACGTTAATCCTATCAAGTGCAGATCTTTTCTTCTGTAAAGTCTTCTGTCCCCATACAACTACACCTTCTCTTGGATAAGTAGCAATAGGATTAATATTGTAAGTATAAAGTCTATCTCTATCTCCTAAAGTTAATTTTCTCTCTGCCTGTAGAGCTACGTCAATGGCACCTCTATTTAAACCGGCTGGAGCATACCAAGGAAACTGTACGTAGTCATTGAATGCAATAACTCCTGATACTACAGTGGATGGTGGAACCCATACATTTCTTCCTAAGTCAGCGTCAGCTATTTGTACCCATGGATAGTAGTAAGCAGCATAAGAAGTATTTCTTGCTAAGGCTGCGTTTATAGCTTGTCCAATAGTATCACCGTATCTAGTTGGGTCAATCACCATGAAAATATCTCCTCTATTTTCAATCATGGCAATCGCTTTTGTTATAATTTCACCATGTTGTTCACCTACTCCGTCAATAATTCCAGGCATGAGTAACATGTTGATATCATATTCATCTGCATTGGCTAAAATGTCAATAGCATCCATATAAGCAGTTGAACCAGAAGCTCCGCCTGCTAAATCATCTAAATTGAATCCCTGGCTGTTTTGTCCACTAATTTTATCAAAGAATGATCTTGGGTGTTTTACATATCCATCGGAACCTCCGGAGAAAGTACCAGATACTTCAGCGGGCAAACTACTAGAGAATGCAGCAACTCTTATCTGTCCATTTTCATTTAAGTAGTTATAATTTTCTTTAAATACCTCTACTCGGATATATCTTGATCTGTTAGGGAAAGATCCGCTTAACTGCAAGAAAGGAATACCATCAGAATCATACCTTAATGTGTACATTTGATCTCCGATAACTCTACCGATGTAGTTAGTATCGTTAGGGTCTAAAGTTAAATCATTGTACTGCTCTACAATTACTTTTCTGTTGTGTCTGTCGTCTCCTCTTCTTATGTACAAATCAAAAGTACCTAAATCAGTGTTAACGTCTCTTACTTCCCATCTTAAATTCTCTCTGTTTCCTATGTTCAACACTCCTCCTGTAGAGTCATCATTAGGGTTTCCTATTCCATTATTAGAGGCAATAGAAGTCAGTGATGTATTTACATAATTACCCGGAGATACTACAGTGAGTTTAAAAGTTTGTTGAGCGGCTGTAAAGTAAGAGCCTGTTAATCGAGTCTTAATACCAGCAGGAGCAGCAGCATAAGCGCCTCTAGTTACTACATTTGAACTTGCGTACTGATAATTACCGGCTAGTACCCTAACTACGGTTAAATTTTCAGCATATCTCAAATATTCTTGTGCTACATAGTCTGTTAAGAACTTGTACTGTCTTTCGGATGTACCAGAACCCGAACTAAAGGCTCCACCAAAAGCTCTAAGGTATTCCTCATAAGAGGAGATTGTAGAAGGAACGAACGCGGGTCCTTTTAAAGTAGGACCTACAACCGCCGCTCCTATAGCTTGTATTTCTAAAGGTAAAAAACTAAGGTCTTTTTCTCTTGTAAATACGCCAGGACTGACTATTCTTTCTGCCATTTTTTTGTTTTTGTCAATTAAATATTATACCAAGAATTATTAATAAATTCTCATTTGTTATAAATATGTTTTAAAAATCTCAAACAATTAAAAAAATATGAAATTACGTTAATCTTTCTGACATTGCTACCTTTTTAATAGATAATGCTTTTTGAATAGATGATTTTCTCTCTACAAATGCCGGCATGAGTGTAGCTAATACTCTTAATCTTGTAGATGCTTTTACAATTCTTTCTTGTTTTGATATATTGACTGCGGAAAATGTAAAATCTTCGATGTGTGTAACAAATTGATAATCATTTCCCCACACAAAATTATTGACAGGTATAAATTGCTCTATTACTTTATTTAACTGTTCATTAAAATCTGTCCAAATGCTTAAATCATAGTACACATAGTAGTATTCAGGAATTAGAGATATGTAGACTTCTTTTTGTGGTAAATCTGTATTGCCCCTATTGTTAGATCCATACCGGGCATTATTTTGAGTGTACACATCTCTGTAATATACCCTGCTAGAAACTCTGTTGTTTACATCTAACTTAGCGAAGGCTTTATATTCTTCCATTCTTGTCCGAGATAATGTAATTACAGGACAAAGAAGTTTGTTTTTTTCGTCTCGCATAAAACCATTTGATTGAATTTGAGACCAGAGTTCTCCGCTACCATACATCACAGGAACATCAATCATTCTATCTCTATCTTGAACTTCAGGTTTGATGTTATTTCTAATGTATTGAAGTATAGAGTAATCTACATCATATATTGTAATTTCAGGAATCTTAATGTAATCATCGTCCTCTCTAGTCTGCTCTCCTCTATTTACTTGATTTCTATAGAGTTGATTATATACCGTAGGATTTATCGTAGATTTAGCCATTTTAATATTTGTTTAGTTCATCATACGCGTCATTAATTCCGGATCTATAATCAGTGGTAGTTAAGTTTGTTTTTCTACTTAAGTGTGCTTGCGCTATGACTGATATATTATAACCAAATTCAGATTCTTCTCCTAAGACATGGGGTATATATGTTTCAGGATTTCTTCCAAACCATGCATTATCAGAGAATACATTGTTTAGTTCATAAAAATCCATATCAAAGAATACATAGTCGCCGGGTTCTATAACCAAGTCTCTCTCTAATAAATCATCTCTTAGAAAGTAAAATGTAGCTTCTCTTTCAAAATCTAATCCAAAGTCAGTGTCGATAGTTTCTTTGGTACCTCTTTTTATGATACAGTTTAGTCTAGTAGCATTATAGAATACTTTACTAGGTGCTTCCCTATATATGTTCTCTCTAGTATCTTCCCTAGATAATTTATAAAGTTCAACCTCTAAGGCCATCACTTTATTCACTCTTTCTCTGTTTATACTCCTAACTAAAGAAGCATCTCTACCACTTCCAAATAGTGCCATTATCCTACGTATATTTTAAGTGGAATTACTGCTAAAAATTTTTCGTGAGCTTCGGATTCTGCCATCTTTCTTTCTAATTGAGATTGACGGCTAAATTGATCTAACTCTATCCTAAGAACATCTATTAATCTTTGTTTCTCCTCATTTACCGAATACATTAAATCTTCAGTATTTAAAACAATATCATCCTCTAGTCCGGGTAAAGTCTTGTACTTTCCTCTAACATAAGCAAGCATTTCTTTAGATAGGACAAGCGTATATTTTTTTATCCACTGTTTACCTATGTCATTGATACTAGAATAAGGTAGAGTGAAATAAGGAATAGTAGCATGGCTATTTATTTTACCTGTACCTCCTTTATTCGCATTTTTGTATTCGGAATCTAAAGTGTATTCAAACCATATTCTATATTCTCTAACCGGTGTAGGGAATATTCTTATTCTATTATTAATTATCTCGAAGCCGTATGCAGATTTTCTTATTTGGTCATTAAATTCTATCGCCTGCATCCTAAGAATATCATGGTGCATAGGCATTAATAAGAAATTAACTCCGGGGCTAAAATTACCGAATCCAAATTGGTCAAGTAAGTTTTGACTACCTAATCCTGTTCCTACAAAGGGGTCAAAGTATTTTACAATAGCCGGCGGTGCATTGTGAAACATTTTTCTTATTACGAACTTGTCTGTAGCGGGATTTCCGGACTCTAAAGAAACTCTAGTGGGGTCTAGTAAGCTATAAACTTGTTTTCCTTCTTTTACCAATATAGAGCCTGTATAAAATGTAGTTCTACCACCTACTCCAATTTCTGTGCCGTATTCCGCAGATATTTCTAATACGCCTGCTATTGAATTGGTAACTAATTCTTTTTCTAATCTAAGGGAACCTGTATTGAATCCCATTAATCCTAGTATATTGTCTTTAGCAGAATGGGCATTAACTTGATTGCTATACTCGGAGATAGACTCTTCAAAAGCGGTATAGAAGTTTATATCTTGTAATTCCACGTCGCTAAGAGGATAACCTAATCTTCTAGCGCACCATACGGCTACTTTAGGGGCATCCTTTTGAAAATTTCTATCTTTGTCAAATATTCCGAAAGGCGTAGATCCAGATACTGCGCTACCACTTCCAGGCCAAATAGGTATGTGAACTGCCATCTGCTGTTTACAATAAATAGTATTAAAAAAGTCTTTTATTTCACTTTTTAATATACTTGTCTTATAAAGGATACGAGAACATATCTAACTCCGGAAGTTACAGGTCTTGCACCATGCCTATGTGTTATCTGTCCCGGATGTATTGTTAACTCACCTACTTCTCCTTTAACTAATTTCTTTTGTTTTGAAAACCATGTACCTCCTCCCTCGTATTCATCATTCAAAGTAAGTACGGTAGAGAATGCAGAATCATCATGGTGTAGGGATAAGTGCCCTTGATTTTCCGGTGTGTATTTTATAATAAAGTTTTCGGAGCTAAATTTCTTCCATTTATCTCCAGTAAGTACAAAATTAGATTTTACGAGAGGATATATGTAAGTATTTAAAAACATGTCATAAGCATCATGTAATTGAAATTCATTGATAAGCATGTCATGAGTTGGATAATAATAATGTCTATCTTTTGTCCATTTTCCACATTCTTCTGCTAATCTTATAACTTCATTGCAAAATTCTTTTTTAAATGCATGTAAATGTAAGACATCAGGTATAGGTTCATCTACAATTAAATCATATTCTTTATTCTTTAATGCAGGATTGATATACATGGATGACCATTTATCTACATCTTTTGTTAGATAGATGTTAGATGCAAATGAGTTACTTGATGTTTTACTTGTTTTTGCATTACTTGTTTGACTTACTATAGATTCTTTTAAACTATATGCAGTAATGTCTTTCCATATAAATGCTAAATCTAATCTTTCATTGTTGTTTGAGTATGTTGATGCTATGAAGTCATCTACTGGTAAGATGTATTTTTCAAAGTTCTGTTCTATTATTCTTTCTATGCCTACTTTTGATAACATGTAGGCATGAGATAACCATGAGTATCCTGGATGTATATATAATTCATTTTGTATGTCTATGTCCCCGCCGATTTTTTGTCTTCCTAAATATAATAGTCCCCAATCGTATAATGCTATTTCTTTCGCGGGGAACTCTCCATTTACTTTAAAATCATCCTCTAAAATTAAAATAGAATCATAATTTTTCTTTTTAGCATCTTTCCATACAGATAAATGAGATAAAGCACATCCAATCTCTCCAGGCAATATATCTCGGTTATAATATGAATTACTATGATTATCTATTTTCCAACTATTGTATAAAGACCAATCAAAATCTACTTTAACATTTCTACCATCTATAGCTTTAAATAAATGAAACTCACCCGGTATGATACCTAGTTTATTAAATTCGGCGGTGTATCTATTAATAGCTTCATCAGATACATCAAAAGTAATCACATAGACAGCATCTATCTTTAATCTATTTTCCATGACATTAATATTTATAAATTCTTTAGCAATCATTTTAGGATTAAAAGCATCATATACATTTAAATTTGATGTAGATGAATTAGTAAGCATTTTAAAATTATCATTAGACAATACACATGATAACCATGAATCAAAATCAATATAATTAAATACAGTTTCTTTTAATCCTGCTCTTAATCTTGTTATAGGAATCAATCCTAACATTTGCATTTCAACAGCAGATACACAAAATGTCTCATCATAATTAGAAGGATATAACCAATACTTTTTATTACTCGCAAAAGTCATTAAAGCATCTTTACTCATAGATCCATGATAGTACACATTTTTATACGTGCTTTTAACATAAGAAAAATGCTTCTCATAGAATTTTTCTCCGTATTTTGGCGTTACTATGTATAAAGATGATTGAGGTCTATGATATAAAATCTGTCTCCAATGTATCAATATTTCTCTTAATCCTCTTTCTGCATGAGATATATAAATGTAAGAATCATCAATAATTAATTTATCTGACTTTTCTATATGTTTTACTGCATTGTATAACATGATAGAAGGAACATTCGGAAAATGTTTATCAAATTCTCCCTTATGGTACTTAGATACACAAATAACACTTTCAAATTTAAGATGATTAAATACTTTATCCTGTAAATTATCAATCTCCTCCCCCTTATAGAAATTGTAGAAGAAAGGGTCTGTGTTGTGTATCCAAAAATAAGATTTATCGTAACTATTCTCTGATATTAAATCTATGTAATGAGTGTAATTTAGAGCAATTAGGATATCAGACCCTACATTATAATCCTTCGTGTAAATAACGCCATTTAAAGCGTTCTCCTGCACTATCTCTCCCGTGATATATACTTCGTGACCTAAGGATGCAAAAGCCTCTGCAAGATGACGTAAGGCCCATTCAGTGCCAGCGAAGTTATCTCCGCTGGCATGAAATTGAGAGTAGTATCCAACATAAAACTTAATTATCATAAATTACAGTGAGTTGGGGTATAAATACTTGAATATATCGTCTAATGCTTCGTGTCTGTGATTAGTGGAAAGCCTTACGCAATTAACATATTTACTCTGGTCAACTATAGGTACTAGCTTAATTGCAGATTGCTCTTTATTTCTTAAGTCTATCTGATTCTCATCCCCTGTAAATATCATAATCGTATTTTTACCAAGTCGGCTTATACACATAGAAAGCTGTTCTTTTGTCAAGTTCTGGAATTCATCTATAATACAAATAGCGTCGTCAAAAGTTCTACCTCTAAAGTGAGCTAAAGAAACGAGTTCAACAGATTTGTCACTATATAATCTTTCTACAGCTGATTGCTTTGCGTATGCTTTAGATATGTTGTCTTTTATAGGAACTATCCAAGGTTCTAATTTTTCCTCAAATGTTCCGGGTAAAAATCCCATTTCTTCGGTAGCAACCATCGGTCTAGTAATGACTATCTTATTTATTTCTCTTCTAAAAAACTTGTCGAGAGCTATCTGAGTTGCGAGTAATGTTTTGCCACTCCCGGGTTTACCTAAGACAAAATTAACAGGGTGTAATAATATTTTGTCTTTCGCTTCTTTTTGGTCGTTTGATAATTGGATATCAAATTTTACCGGATTCTTCGGCAACCTCTTTTCTGTGTTTTCCGCCATGTAGTTTTTATAATAAATACGTTTTACAATTTAGTATTTGCTAATATAGTTGCCATCTTTTTTTACAGCAGGAGATCTTTTTAATTTAATATAAGGATCGTCAATAGTTTTATGAATGTACAGGTAATTAATATTAGATAAAAATTTTTCAATCAATGTTTTTTCATTTGACAATGCAGTTAATTTTTGATTTATGTAAGCCTCCTTATCCGGATTTTCTAGTAATGCTTTTCCTAAATCATTAATTTTCTCATCAATCTTTTTTAAATCTTTAATTTTTCTGTTTACGTTTGTCATGATTTTTATTTTTTAAAACAAAGTAGATATAGATTAAGTTCAGTCTAAATAAAAAAGGCGGGGCTTTTTAGAAGCCCCGCCTGTATATCAATAAATTATGAACACTTTAATATTATAGAGAATCTAATCCGTGAACATAAATCTTTCCGTAGTATTCAGGACGAACCATTTTCTTGGCATACCTCGTCATGATACCTTTTCTTGGAGTGAAGTTTTCCGGATCATATACTAGAGGAGTCATAATTAACGGAATATATGGTGCGTAAACAGCTCCTGTTTCTAGGAATTGAGCGCCTCTATAGCCCATTAACAATAAGTTCTCGGTCATATATGGATTCTTGTATACAGTAAATCTGCTATTTAACAAACCTACTTTCTGTACACCCATTGCAAATTTAGCTTGATCACCATTAGTGTCAGCTGCGTATCCTGGGATTGATTCAAGGATAGTAGCAATCGTTGGAGATGTAACAATAAAGTTAGCACCACCTCTCATTGTTAATCGGTGAATTTCATTGGATACTTTCTGCATTTTAGTTCCGATTGTTTGGAACCAAGTGCCTTGATTGTAGAATTGACCAGTTGTGGCTGCATTTGTGAAATTAGTTGAACCAGGATCATATTGGAATCCAATCCTTGCTGACCATCTCTCTACTGTTTGAGCTTCTGAAACTAACATGTCTAAAATCTCCAAATCAATTTCCTGAGAAATATATTCTGAAAGCATAGAAGTTAATTCAGCCTCTGCGTCAATAGAGTGATATGCGTTAAGATCCTGCGCGAATTCTGGTGTCCATTTAGCTTTTAACTTACGTGTTTTAGACGTAATGGCCTCAGAGCGCATTTCCAAATTGATTTCTGGAATTGGTAAATCCTCTTTATTACCTCCCGCTTGAGTTTTACCCTCTTCGAAGTCACCTCTAGTAAGGTCGGTAGGTTGTTTGTGATAATTTACTTTTACATTAGACATTGTGGTAGAACCAGAAACAATGAATACGATTCTATTGTTAGTCAAGTCATAAGACGTAAACTGTTGGAATGTATCGTTAATGTTAGTTCCTGTTACTGTAAATGCTCTAACTCCTAGTGGATCAAATCCTGAAACAGAGTCAGTAGATACAAATACTTTACGTAACTTTGTATTGCTCTTGTATGATGCAGAGAAGTTAGTATCGTAGTTAATATCAGAAGTCATGTTAACAGATCCTGTAAAGAACTTAGTGGTATTAATTCTATTTATACTACCTGTGAAAGACAGAGTAGAACTTGAATAGTCATTAATAGAATAGCTAAATCTTCCAGCACCGTAAAGACCTTGAGTACCTGCTGTACCTCCCTTATCTGAATCAGTAATACCAAATAGAGAGTCTTTCTGAGAATTTTTACCTTGATTGGCAAAGAATCCTGGTTGTGATGTACCGTATTTGAAATCTAAGAAGAATACTAGACCTGAAGGTAAGTTCATCGGCTGGATGCTAACAAAATCTTTAGCCGCAATAGAAGAGAAAATTCTTCGTACTAAAGGTAATGCTACACCTGCCCATTCTTCTGAATTAGAAGCAGTGCCAGTTCTGTTAGCTTCTGTTACGATTTGACGAGCTTGATTTTCCAAAAGTACTGCTAAGTGCGGTTTCTCTCTTTTTTCATCCAAGCCCTCAAGTAAACCAGTGGGTTCCCACTTGGTTATGTATTTCATCGCCTCCGCTTTTTGTGTCCTGTTATAGTCATGCGGAAGCATGTGGTCTAAATTTCCCATATTTTTACTTAATTATACCTGCAAGCTCTTGTAATCTTGCACGTAGATTGTTTGATTCGTTTACAATATTTGATTTAGTGGCAGCAGAAGGAGCTGTACTGTTAGTTGGTTTTGAAGCAAAAGATTCGGTAATATTTTTAGATTTTTTACCTTTGTTTGCATCTACACCTTCATGTACTTTAGCATAAGTCGAATATAATAATTTAGCCTCTCTGATTGTGACTACACGCTCAAAGTTTTCTAAAATATCTTTCTTCTGATTTTCTGATAAAGCGTAGTTACGGAAAAGTTTAGAAGTGTAAAGTAATTTAGAATTTAACAGATTAACTTCTTGAAGCATTCCTTTAAGTTGATTTACAACTTCATAAGCTTCTTTTAATTCGTTTTGCATCCGTTTCATGTCTTTATTTTCTTCCTCTTCGCCATCTTCTTCTTCTCCTTCTCCAATAGCTTGTGAAAACATAGACTCTAAAGCACCCACGACTTCTTTACGAGTAAAATACTTAGGACCTTGAGGGTCTTCTGTGTCGCTGTCGTAATTGTCCATTTTGTTGTCCCCAGTTCCAATGTTAGAAGATTTTAACTCTTCCTCTAATTCAGCTAAGATTTCTTCTATAGAAGCAGATTCATTTTCTTGCTCTTTATCATCTTCTTCGCCGTCATAAGCCTCTTCTACTTCGTCTTCTTCTTCGGCTTCCTGCATCTTAGATTTTGTATCACCGTGGCCTTTCTTCTTTTGAAGCCAAGGTGGTTGTTCTCCTTCTTCCATTTTTTTATCTTTTTCTTCTTCTTCTTCTTTACTTTCAAGAAGTGGAGATACTTTGTAGAAGATTGACTCTTCTAAAGTTGCTTTTGCATTTTGCATTGCCGTATCTTTTATGGCTTTTGCATCTGCAATTGCGGATTTTAATAAATCGTTCATGTTACTATTTTGATTGTAAGACTATTATAAATCTTAAATATATTTTCTAATCGTTTAATCTTATATTAAACAAGATATTGTTATCAATAAATATTATTGTTTTTTACTAAAATGCTATTTTTTATGTAAAACGTCTATTTTTATTTCTTATTAAAGCAAAAAACCGTTTTTTATGGAAAATAAGAGTACAATAATTCTCTGTCAGCGTATCCTAAAACTTGTTTTCCATTTTCATGATTTCTCTTTATTTCTTTTAGTTTTTTTACGTATGATCTTAATTGAGGGCCGGAAGAAGATGATATAAGTATGCTTAATGTTTCAACCATAGATGTATAAATTTCGGCTCTTCTACCTTTTCCATATATTCTCTTAGTGTCAAAAGAAGCTATAACAGATATTGATGACATCCACTTATCTCCTGCACTATTATAGGAAGGTCTTTTGTAGTTAAAAACATCTCCTGTAAATTCTATACTTTTTATATTAGATACATATAGGAATCTCCATCCCGGTCTATCCTCGGGATTATTTGTGTCACCTTTTTTTAACCAGGCTCTTATAGCCAATCCTTTTGCAGGACTTTTTTTAGACTGTCCTAAAGCTACGGGTTCTATTAATCTTACTCCTGTAGCTAATTCTTCGGATTTACTATCGCTTACATATTTTATTTTTATTAACAACTTATTTACAATAGCTATTTTTAAATCTTTCACCATATTACCTGTGGGGGTAAATATAATTTTAGCGTTTGCCTTAGCTTTTTTTTGTATTTGTATTGCCTCGTTTATTGTAGTTTCTTCGTCCGCCTCTTCTTCTTTTTTTAAAACATCAGCAACTCCCCTATATTCAGAAACTCCTGCGGGAGCACTTGCTAATGCGTCCCCTAATTCATAATCTATAAAACTACTTTTGTCTCCTTTATCTACTTGTGTTTTAAATCCAGGACCTGATTCAGAACTCTTTATATATTGCTCTCTTGTATTTGATACTAAATCGACAAAAGAGCTTTCGTTTAGTACCTTATCTATATCGTACTTATAAAGAAGTAAATAACTTCTTATTGTTATACTGTTTCTTTCTCCTACTTTTATTAATCTAGCTATAAAAGTATCTCTATTCACACCTCCGGGGGCAGACTTTTTCCTGAATAATTTTCTAGTTTCTAAATCAGATACTATTATGATTTTACTATTTTTTATAATAGAATCAGCATTTTTATAGAAATTTTCTAAACTTGTAACTATTTTAACGCTTTTTTTTGAATCTACCCCTCTTTTGTTTTTTATAGAAGATTTAAATTCTTTTTCTATTATTTCTGTTTCCTTTTTCAATAATCCTTTTAGTCTATCCTCCATCTGTACTCGTACATACCCAGGAGACCTTTCTTTATTACCCATGGATTTAAATCTTTCATTCAATTCTTTAGTGAAAGTAAAATCCGGAGATAAAAATATAATAGATGCCATTACAGTATTTTTGACATATTTAGGATTTCGTCAGCTAGTGTATCAACATTTACAAAATAACTTTTAGATTCTTTCATTACTACAGGCGACATGAATGCTCCCTGTGTAGATGGATTAGATACGAAGTCAAAAGCAACCATTTCATAATCTTCTCCAACTTCATAGTAAGGTGCGCCATTTCTAAGTCCAGCTTCCCTTAAAGTTCCAACTCCTCGAGAACTTATTCCTGCCGTGTGTCCCTTATCAAAATATTGTTTTAGTAAATTACCCTTTGGTGTCCAGTCTAAAATTTCAGCAATACCATATATGTCATCTCCGTCCCACCAAATTTCTCTAATTATGTGAGATGCCTCAGATAGCCAGGTATCAGCTCTTTCCGGATGATCTAATTCTCCGTAAGCTATACCTTCTTTTATTTTATCCTGATATTTTTTAACTTGCTCATCCATCAATTTTCGAGGGTACATCCTTTTATTGTGGTTTATGGAATCTGCTCTTTGTAATATCCCTTTAACTAATAATCCGCCGTTTTTACCTTTGGATTCTTTTAATACGCAGCTAACGGGATTAAAAGTTGATATGGAGTCTATTAGGAGTACTCTATTTTGTGCCATTATTTATATTTTTTAAGAATTCGTCTATGAAATTTATTACGGATTCTTGTTTTAAAAATGGAGTGGATTTTTGTTTTTCTTTATCCCTCTCTATTTTATTGAAAGTTGTTTTCTTTATGAACTTGTAAGGTTTTTCCTTTGTCTCAGGTTTTCTTCTTTTGAATACTAGAGGAGTTCTTGGAGGGCCTTCACCACCATCCAGATTACTTGTTACATTCATTTCAGTTTTAACTCCATCCTCGTCGTCAATAGGTAAGTATTTGGAAGAAGATTCGGCGGGGCCACCCACTTTAAAACTTTTATTTAAAGACTCAAATAGGTATTTCATGAATGCTTCTTTATTATTTTTTATATTTTTCACTTTGATATAACATTTACAAACTCATAATATTTCATAATAACATGTATATGATTTTCTGTAATATATTTTGCATTATTAACTTGATCTAAAACATCAATCATTTCATTTAATTTATTTGCTGATGCTACATTTTCAACATTAGGAATAATGCTATTAATGGATTCTTTCAATCTACTTGTTTCAGATGTAATAAATGTTTTAAATTCATCCGATGACGTCTCCATGTTTATATAATTGCCTAATAATGTTTTTTGCTCACTTAATAGACCATTGTATTTATCATTATACTTTTCAATCATTATCTCAAATGCTGACAATCTAATATCTTCTGATTCTGTTAAGTATTCAGATGACATGGTATTAGATGATTCTACATTGCATATACATTCTATTAGATTTTGTTTATTTGAAACCATTACTGGAGGATTATCCGATTGATTGTATTCGAATAATGTATAGATGCTAGCATAGTTTTGATAGTTCTCTACTTTTATGTCAAAGAAAGAATCCCCGCCGAAATATGATGTAATGTCTTTGTATAATCTATATTTCTCCTTATTCAATTTTTCGAGGTCTAAGGAGTTTCTAGCTTCTTTTATGGATTCAATTAATTCATTAGCGAGGTTAGGACTTTTTACTTTCTCTTTAGTTAACATTTGGTAGAACGTCAACTCCTGTCTAATCTGTGAATTGTTTGAAAAGTGTTTTTTTATAATTGAGGATATTTCATTTATCCCTTCTCCTTGTAATACATTGCTAGTCATTTTTTTCACTAGCATTTCAAAAATCAATCCCGTATTCCGGTGCTTTTTGTGTTTTATTTTCTTCATTTTTTATAGTTGTGAATTTCTTATTAAAAGAAATTATTTTAAATAAATATTGTAATGTTTATCTAAATCACTCTAAATCTAACAAGTTATTTTCACTTAGCAAATCTGTGCCTGCCACTTTTTCGTTTTCTTTAAATGATTTTTCGATAATTAGATTCTTGTTTCCTATAGCACTATCAAATTGCCTCTTAAGAGAATTTACTAGTTTTGACTCTAAATTTACCGGATTCTCTCTTTTTCTAGCTTTTAAAGGGTCTCTTTCTCCTTCTAAGTTAGATTTCATATCCCGGTCTCCCATAGAATCTCTACCATTAACTGTGTCATCTTTTGTGCCGAATGTACCAATTCTCTTAGGTCTTCCTCGATTATCCTCCTTGTCTGCAAATTCTAACTCTTCTCCATCGTCAAATGACATTGCATCTACTTCATTTCCTTTAGAAGCTAACTTTAATGACATCATATCATGTGGAGTACCAAAACTTTGTCCTGATAGTTTGGGATCATTGCCCTCCGTTTCTATTTGAGAGTGTCTAAAGGTAGTCATCAAATCCTCAATAATCAATTCTTCCTCTGTTAATCTTTCTGATTCTGATAATTTAAATAAGTTTTCATGTATATATTTCCTAGAGAATAATTTAGAATCTTGCATAACTAAAGCTAAATTCATTTTCTCTGTCAATATTTCTACCTTCTGTCTTTCATAAACTAAAGATGGATTATTTAGAGAAAGAGAAAAATCAATCAATTCCTCATTTTTATATCCTTGAGTGTATAAGTGAATGATAGCAATCTTATTTAACTCCGATACAATTATTTTCTGAATCCTTTCGATAGTTCTAGCAAATCTAACGTCCTCGGCAGCAATCATAGACTTACCTTCCGTGTCTTTATCATACCCTAAAAATGGCTTAGGGATTTTTAAGGCAGCCATCATTCTATTTCTGACGTATTCAATATCATCCATGAAACCTTGATTGCCTAAACCCGGTAATGTTGTTATTTCACTACTCGCATCTTTTCCTCTAACCGGTAGGTAATAATCCTCTAACATGTTCTGAAGATTAAATTTTAGGTTATAATCTCCTGTTTTTTCATCGACATAAG